CTTTTAATTATGGACTTATCAACTTGGGGATACGAACCTAATCACCCCGCAAACAATTACGAAGAGTTTAAGGAATACACCAACGAAGAGTTATTCGAGATTTACTGCGAAAACAACGAAGTGCCTGATGTAATTATAAATTACGTTAGCGAATTAGAAAAAGAAATAGGGAAATTAAGAAAACAATTAAATGATAAGTTATGAACTCACACATTATACCATCAGCAACAATAGCCAAAATAAAAAAGCTAAACATAGAAATTGAAGGTTTGCGAGAAGTTCGGGCTTTTGCAGGACTTAAACCAAAACAAGCGTTAAAGCTAACCAACAAAGAAAATAAATTAAGTAAAATTTTAAAACAGTTATAATGGGAACAACAACCACACCGAAATCAGACTTGGAAATATATCAAGCGTTACGCATAGAAGCGTTAGAACAAAGAAACGCCTATTTAGAAAACGAAATAAAACAAGCTAAAGACTTATTTCAAGACATCATAAACGATTGGGAAGTGTCAATCTTTGAAGAAGTTAAACCAAACGTACTCGACGATATGTTTCAAAACCCCTTACAACAACTTAATAATTTATTCTAATGAAAAGCGAAACAATACAAGAGCAAACGTATAGATTACGACAATTAGCAATCAAAACGGCAAAAGAAACCAAACATCAATCCTTTACCTATATCGGTAGAGGGTTGGTTAAAAAGGTTGTTATTTAATTTGTTTCTTAATAATATTTTTAATACCTTTGAGAAACTTTAAAACTTAAATTTATGAAAGAATTATTAACGGCTTTAGCCAATGTAAAAAAGGAAGTAGGCACTTTGTCTAAAACAGAAACGAACCCGTTTTTTAAATCAAAGTATTTTGACATTAACAGTTTAATTCAACAAGTAGAGCCTTTACTTGAAAAGAACGGTTTAGTTCTTTTACAACCAATTTTAAACGGCGTTGTAACTAGTGAAATATATCACGTTGAAACCGCTCAAAAAATTAGTAGCGAAATTGCTTTAGGCAATATTTCAGACCCTCAAAAATTAGGTAGTGCAATTACTTATTATAGACGTTACACTTTGCAATCGTTATTAGGATTACAAGCGGAAGATGACGACGGTAATAAAGCAAGTCAGCCACAACAACCGACAATAGACGTTGCACGTTTAGAAACACGTTTAAACGCTTGTAAGACTTTATCGGAACTACAAACAACTTACTTATCTTTCACACAAGCAGAGCAAAAAGCAACTGCAAAATTAGCAACCGAATTAAAAACTAAATTTTCAAAATAATGGGAGCAAGTTCAGAATCATTTTTACAATTACGTGAGCAAGAAATAGCCACGTTATACGATGCAACTTTTACAAAAAAAGAAGCGCAATCAGTAGGCGTAAATTTAGCCAAACAGATTATTGACGGTGGTAACGTATCTAAGCACGAATGTTTGGCAAACTTAGTACGTTTAAACGAGGTTATAAGCAACGCAATTACCGAACTAAAAGAAAGTGTTTCAGATGAGAAAGTAACTATCTTAGGAGTTGAATTTACGCCAATGAACGGGCGCACAATGTATAACTTCAAAGACGATGAACTTTGGAATAGTTTAAACAACAAACTAAAACAACGTGAAGAACTTTTAAAAGTAGCTTTAAAGTCAGATGAAATATTATTTGATGCCGAAGGTTGCGAAGTACCAAAAATTAGTACATCAAGCAGTAAATCAAGTTTAACAATTAAATTCTAAATAATTAATTATGAGTGAAGTAATCGGAAAAATCAAAGTAATCAACGCAGAGCAACAAGTTTCTGCATCATTCCGCAAACGTGAGTTAGTGGTTGAAACCAGCGAAGAATATCCGCAGTTTATCAGCATAAATTTTATACAAGATAAATGCGATGTTTTAAACGGCTATAATGTCGGAGAAGAAGTTAAGGTAGGTATTAATTTACGAGGTCGTGAGTGGGTTAATCCACAAGGCGAAACAAAGTACTTTAACGACATTCAAGGGTGGCGCATTGAGAAGTTAGAAGCTAATAACGCAACGGTAAACGAACCCGTTACTTTAGGTCAAGAAGACGCAAACAATCCGCTACCATTCTAAAATGGAAATAACATTAATTAAAACACTATCGGGAGTCTTTAAATTGGCTTTCGATAGTGATTTTGAAAAATCCAAACAAATACCATTAAACGAACCTTTTACTGTTACATACACTAAAAAAAGAAACGCCAAGTTTCACAGAAAGTTTTTTGCATTGGTAAACCTTTGCTATCAAAACCAAACAAAATTCAACAACTTAAAACATTTACGAAAAGAATTAATCATTTGTGCTGGTCATTACGAATTAATATTTGATTTAGAATCAGGAACTCAAAAAAAAGAAGCATTAAGTATTTCATTTTCAAAAATGGATGAAACGGAGTTTAACAAGCTATACAGCGATGTTTTAAATGTTATATGCGACAAGTTTCTTTTTGACAAACAAGAGGTTTTAGACAATGTAGCGCAATACTTTTAAACTTAGAATTATGAAACTAATCAAAACAGAAGAGCAAACGTGGTCGTTAAAAGATATTTCACACGCTTATGGTATGAGTGTTGAAAATTTAAGATACAGACTTCTAAGGCTAAATATGTATCCAACAACGCACAACGGGAAATATACTTATAGGCTTACTCAAAACGAAATTAACACCGTTTTAGAATCAGTAAAGCGCAAAGATGACATTATCCCTAAAATTATCTACGTCACTCGTGAAAGTCATTTCTTTGAAAGCAAGTCAAACTTTTGGAGTGATAAAAAAATAGAAAAAACTTGCGCTAATTTTTTGTAGATTAAATATTATTTACTATATTGCGCTTGTATTGAAGTAGAGAGCGGTACAGACATAACGAAAATATTATACCAACTCCTAACAAGGATGCCCTCTCTACTTAAGGCGAATTGTTGGGAGTTGTGCATTTTATAACTTAATAGTTATCGGTAATCTTAAAACCGTTAGTATTATGGCAAACGTTAAATTAATCTTTCAAGGAACTGAAAGAAGCGAAACGAATGAAGATGAATTAGAAGTTTACGCAAACAACTTCAACGAATTAACCTTAATTTTAAATGGTAGCCATTTATCAATGATTTCATTAGATAAAGAAACGGCTATTAAATTTGCTAAAGAAGTAAGAAAGCAAATATCTTACTTAGAAAGCGAGGTTAACAATGGCTAAGGAATTACCTTATTTTAAATTTGAACCTAACCAATGGGAAAATGGAAATATACAAATGTTTTCCCGTGAAGATAAAGGTTTGTTTATTGACTTATGCAGTATGTATTGGTCAAGACTTGGAGATGTGCCTTTAAAGTTGGCAATACAAAAGTTATGCGCTGGCAATGCGACCGCATTTGATTCGCTTATTAAAGAGGGTATTTTTACCGTCGAAAATGATTTTGTATGTATTGATTTTCTTAATGAGCAGTTAAGTGATTTTGAAGACACAAGCAAACAAAACAGTAAAAACGCAAAAGAACGTTGGGAAAAGTACCGTAAATTAAAGGCTGAAAGCGAGCGCAATGCGACCGCATTAAATCCGCAATGCGAAAACGATGCCATAAGAGAAGAGGAGATAAAAGAAGATAAGAAAAGAAGAGATAAAGTATTTGTCCCGCCACAACTTTTTGAAGTCGAAAACTATTTTTTTGAAAATGGCTATACTAAAGAATCAGGCAAAAAAGCATTTAACTATTATGCGGTTGCTGATTGGAAAGATAGCAAAGGAACTAAAGTCCGTAATTGGAAACAGAAAATGCAAGCCGTTTGGTTTAAAGAGGAAAACAAAATTAAGAAAACATTTATAGACAGTCCGTACTAATGAGTAATATACATAATTGGGATTTAATCCAAACAAACCATACAACGGGCTTAAAAAAATTAAAATGCCCTATTTGTCACGAAACAAGGCGAAACAAACAAGACAAATCTTTGTCGGTTGATTTTAATAAAGGTTTTGCGAAATGCCACAATATTGGATGTGAAGCGTTGTTTTTTCGTGATAGCATAGAAAAATCGGTAGTACAAAGTAATTACACTTTACCTGAGCAAACTTGGCAAAATTACACTCAGTTATCGGATTCTTTAGTTAAGTATTGCGAAAGCCGAAAAATACAACAGTATACATTAAAGGCTTTTAATATCACAGAGGAAAAGCAATACCAACCGCAATTAAGCAAAGAAGTAAATAATATTGTTTTTAACTTTTTTGAGGGCGATGTAGTTGTAAATAAAAAGTACCGTTCAGGAGATAAGAAATTTACGCAAAGCAAAAACGGAAAACCTATACTTTACAATATCAACTCAATAATCGGAGAAGATGAAGTTTATATAGTTGAGGGCGAGTTTGATGTTTTAGCACTTTACGAAATAGGAATTAAAAACGCCATTTCTTTGCCATCAGGCGCAAACGATAACGACAACTATTGGATAAATTCAGAGCCTTATTTATCGGATGTAAAGAAGTTTTACATTTGTACTGATAACGACCAAAGCGGGAATGTAGTAGCTGAAAAGATAGCGCAAAGGTTAGGGCGTTACAGATGCGAAAGAGTTATATTCGACGGTAAAGATGCAAATGATGATTTAATTAGTGGTGTACTTGAAAAAACAATACACAACAAAAAGAAATATCCCGTTTCAGGAACTTTCAGCACTACCGATTTAATCGATAAAATGCTCGACCTTTACAATGATGGTTTGCCTAACTGTTTAGAAGTTAAAAACCGTTCATTTGGGAACTTAAACAACATTTTTAAATTAATGTTTGGGCATTTATGTATTGGAACGGGAATACCGTCACACGGTAAGTCTAACTTTACAGAATGGCTTGTTTTAAATTACTTACTTGAAAACGATATTAAGGCAAGTTTTTTTAGTCCTGAGCATTTACCAATGGAATTACATATGAGTACTTTTGTGCAAAAGGTAATCGGTAAAAACTATTTCTTTGAGATTGACGGAACGCCACGATGTAGCAAATTAGAAGTTATGCAATTTCACGATTGGGCAAATCAAAAGTTATATTTAACAAGTCCTGAAAATGGAGAGTTTGCCACTTGGGATTGGATTTTTGAAAAGTTTAGAGAGCAAATATATTCTTTTGGGATAAACATTTTTGTAGTTGATGCGTGGAATAAAGTAGAGTTTACGGGAAACAAAAGCGAAAGGGAAAACATCGGGCGCACTCTTTCACGCCTTACTCAGTTTGCACAACAAAACAACGTTTTAATTATCGTTATTGCTCACCCTACAAAAATGAAAAAAGAAAATGGAGTTTATGAAAAGCCAACTCTATACGATGTTTCAGGTAGTGCCGATTTTAGAAATCAAACGCACGATGGTTATTCAATTTACCGTACATTTGGAGAGGAAAGTTTTACCACTTTTACAAACTTAAAAACGAAATACAGTTTTCAGGGAACTATTGGCGAAACAGTTGAGTATTGCTATCATAAACCATCAGGGCGTTATTATGCCAAAGGAAGTAATCCACAAGACTGTAATTTAATACAGACTAAAGAAGTAAAACAGCCTATCGAAATAGAAACAGCACCGTTTCCAATGATAGCCTTAGAAGATGTAAAGACTATTTTCGATAACGATTTACCGTTTGGTAGTGATGATGATACAGACGTGCCATTTTAACAAAAGCAATAAAATATAATTTTAATATGGATAAAGAAACACAAAAGAAACTTGCAAAGATTTTTGTATTAACCGATTTGTTAATCACAGAAATAGACGAACCAACAAAGCAACCAACACCGCAAACAAAATCAATACAAGACAAAGCAAGGGAATTTCAAAAAGTACTCGAACCAGTATTGGAAAAGTTTTACAACGGTTCGCCAAAACAAACAACTTTTTTTATAGAGTTGCAAAGAAAATTTAATTACATATTTGATAAACAATACAAATAATATATTATGAAAATTACAGATAAAATAACAATTACAAACGAGGACTGTATGGACTTATTAAGACGTACGCCCGATAATTTTTACGACCTTGCGATTTGCGACCCTCCTTATGGTATTGGAGCGGGTGGTAAAAACTTTAAAAGCGGAACAAGTAAAAACACAAAAATTTATAGAGATGTAGATTGGGACAGTTCTATACCTAATAAAGATTATTTTGATGAATTAAAAAGGGTTTCAAAACATCAAATCGTATGGGGAGGCAATTACTTTTTTGAATATTTAGGAAATACAAGGTGTTATTTTTTTTGGGACAAAAACCAACCTATGGAAAACTATGCCGATGGAGAACTAGCGTGGACTTCATTTGATAAAGTCGCAAAAAAAATTAAAAAAGATTGGTTTGGTTCACACGCAAAAGAAAGTAATCAAACAGAGAGAATACACCCCACGCAAAAACCTATATATGTATATGAATGGATTTTAAAATATTACGCCAAACAAGGCGACAAAATCCTCGACACGCATTTAGGCTCAGGTTCAATAGCAATAGCTTGTCACGATTACGGATTTGAATTGACTTGTTGCGAACTTGATGTTGAATACTATAATAAAGCCGTTGAAAGAATTAAAAATCATATATCGCAAATTAAATTAGAATTTTAATTAGATTTAGAGTATTTTTTGTATATTTGCTTTATGGATATATCATTTAAAAATAAGTCAGGCATCTACATTATTAAAACAAAAATTAATAATAGATTTTATATAGGTTCAGC